TCAGAATGGCTTGTACTAATGGTCAGGTATTACTAGATCGTTTGGCTACCTACACAGCCAAGCATACTATGAGTTTGAATCCTGTACATGGTGCAACCAAGATAGCTAAGTGCATTTCTACTCTAGATAGAGAGAAAGAAAGATGGGCAGCTTGGAGGAAGCACTGTATTAGTGATATGGAAGCGTTCAAGATATTTGCCAAGGCTGCTAAGTTCAAAGTAGATCCTACCATGAGCTTACAAGAGATCTTTAGTTCCAAGACTTGGTTGAATGGTAGAACTAAGGATATTAAATTCTTATGGACTCAATACGTCAATAAAGAAGTACCTGCACTAGGGGCAAATGAGTGGGCTGTCTACAATGCCATGACTCATTGGAGTACCCATGCTGAAGGTAACACTAAGAGCAGCATCAAGAACATTGCTTCTACTCGCATCGATAGACGAGACAGTATAAGGAAGGCGTGTACGCTCCTGAAAGCTGCTTAATCTGAGGTAATAATCATGTCTTATATAAAAGAGCGTCAGCTCATTGAAGATACCTTTGTCCTTGCATTTTCTACAGGACTCCAGACTGAAGTACCAGATGATGAGGTTATGGAGTCTTTTGTAGAGTTTGTAGTAGCTAGACAAAAGTATGATCAAAGTGTGGACTCAAAGTTTAAATTCAATGAAAGGTTTATCTACTCATGCTTTCCTTTATTCATCAATCGATTACAGAAGGAGGCCAAGAGTGGTAAAGCTTACTAAGAAAGAGTGGGAGAGCTTCACTGCTGTGTATGGTGAAGAAATGTACAGAGATCGCTTGCGATGTAGCGTCATTCCTAGTGAGGATAATGCTGCTTATGTCGAGGTTATCTTTGGACAGGGTATAGATCATACAGGCTATGATTTGATAGAAGAATTTCAACAACTAACAACTCAACAAGGAGAACTAGATGTATAACTTAACAAATGTAATTGAAGGTGAAAGTTGGTACGCCAAGGTGTATGACGCTGTACCTGACTACAATGAATCTCAAGCCCCAGGCACAGGACGCTACCAGTGGGAAATCAATGTAGCTGTGGAGCAAGAGGTGTACGATGCCTTCAAGGAAGCAGGGTTTAACGCAGGTATGCGTCTGAATACAGGGGGCCAAGTTAAAAATGATTACTCGCAAGGTAAACCTGTAATTACTTTTATGCGTTATGCACTGTTGAAAGATGGTAGCAATAACTCAGCTCCTATTGTTGTTGATAGTGAGCAACAGCCATTTACTGACCGCATTGAAAATCGCAGTAAAATAAAATTGCAATGGTCTGAAGCACACTATGGCAAAACAACAAAATACAAACGACCTATTCTAGAGGTAGTTAAAATTGTTGAAATGGCAAAGAGTGCTGACAGCAATGAGATTACTATTGATGAAGCTTTATTCTAAAGGATTAGGAGAGAACCTGTGAACACATATGAACTAGACAATCAACAATATGATGTAGCCAAGCTTCCCTCTGAAGCTCAGTCATTATTTCACCTGTTAGTATCTACTAAGGCTGAAGCAGACATCCACAAAAAACAACTAACCATACTCACTGAGGCTTACAATGGCTTTGCTGTAAAGCTTAATGAGTATGTTAGTGAGGAGGCTCTTATACCACCAGATCAACAATGACAAACTAAGGACAAACAAATATGAGTGAAAATAATTATAAACTAACACATCAACCCTGTATTGATCCTGATTGTGGCAGCAGTGATGCATTAAGCGTGTTCAAAAATGGCAGTGCTAAGTGCTTTTCCTGTGAAAAAATATGGAATCCTGCTCAGTATCAGAGAGCCACTAAAGATCAAGACTATGTACCCATTGGTAAGAGTAGTCCTTCTTCTACTCCTGTTAGTGTTAAAGCTACAGGAGGAGAGATTAGAGCCATTGAATCCAGATGCATAACTCTAGCTACTGTTAAGAAATACAACGTCAGAGTAGTTGTAGATGAGGATGGTAATGATATCAAACATCACTACCCTTACTACAGTGGTGATACTGAAGTTATAAAAATCAGAGATGTTATAGCAAAAAGGAATAACGAATCTGGTGCTTTTCGTTGGACTGATGGTGCAAGCAAAGTAGATTTCTTTGGTAGACAACTCTTTGAAAGCAAGCAAAAGTTTGTAACCTTGTTTGAGGGTGAGATTGATACCCTGTCTGGTTATCAGATGCTCAACAATGGAGGTACTAACTTTGCTGCCTTAGGAGTGAAGTCCTCTTCAGAGGCTGAACGTGCTGTAAGAAATAACCTAGAGTACCTATATACTTTTGACAATGTAGTGTTGTGTTTTGACATGGATGCACAGGGCAGAAAAGCCACAGAGAAAGTTGCTCGACTGCTTAGAACAGGCAAGACCAAGATCGTTAGTCTGCCTGGGGAGTACAATGATGTTAATGAAATGCTCATGGCAGGGAAACAAAAGGATTTTATGGAAGCTTGGTTTGGGGCAAAAACCTATACACCAAGTGGACTAGTCTCTGTCAGTGATCAAAAGGAACGCTACCTCGATAGACCTAAGAAGCTCTCCATACCTTTCCCTTGGCAGGGTATGAATAGGAAGCTAGAAGGACTTAGACAGGGGGAGATTACTGTAATCACTGCAGGTACAGGGCTAGGTAAGAGTGCAGTATGTCGAGAGCTACAACATTGGTTACTGCAAACTACTGACGATAACATTGGTGTTGTGATGCTTGAAGAAAGTTACGAGCGCACTATCGATGGTTTGATGTCTATTGAGGCCAATGAAAAGCTATCTCAGGATAGTGTACGAGAGATCTACAGTAAAGAGCGACTATCTGAATGGCATGATGCTTTGTTTGAAGGAGATAATAAAAACAGAGTATGGGTGTATGAGCACTTTGGTGAGAATAATCTCAATGCTATTGCAGATAGAGTTAAGTTCATGGCTGCAGGATCAGCATGTAAATGGATATTTATTGATCACATTCACATGATCAGTGCAGCAGGTGGTGAGAATGAAACAGCAGAGATCAACAAGATCATGCATAAGTTTCGTGACCTATGTGAAGAGCTTGACATTGCCATCATCACTGTCTCTCATCTTAGAAGACTTGATGGTAACAAGGGCCATGAGAATGGAGCTGATGTTGCTTTGAATCATATGAGAGGTTCGCATGTTATTGCTCAGATTGCTGACTCTGTTATTGCATTACAAAGAAATCAACAAGCTGAAGATGAGGTAGAAGCTAGAACTACCACACTGAAGGTACTCAAGAATCGTTACACTGGTGAAACAGGTATATCTGGTCAGCTTCTTTATGAACCTGTAACAGGACGACTTAATGAAATAGACAATAGTGATATTGAGCTATCAGGAGAGGAGTCTTTACTATGACTAAGTTTGTATTTGATGTTGAGACTGATGGTGTTAAGTACACTAGAATCTGGTGTATTGTAGTTCAAAACGTAGATACTAAAGAGCTATTCAGCTTTGGGCCTAATGAATTACCTGATGCTGTTAAGCTACTTAATACTGCTGATACTTTGATAGGACACAACATCCTTACCTTTGATATCCCCTGTGTCAGAAAGATAATGAATGAACCTGACTTTGCAAAAGATAAAAAGATACTAGATACCTTAGTTCTTTCTCGTTTGTTTAATCCTGATCGTAAGACAGGTCATAAGTTAGCTGATTGGGGAAGGGTCTTACATTATCCTAAGATAGAGTTTAGTGATTATTATCGCTACTCAGCACAGATGATGAAGTATTGTATTCAAGATGTGAAGTTGAATACTAGGGTGTTCCATGAGTTACGTCTTGAATCTAGGGGCTATAGTAAAAGAGCTATAGATCTTGAACATAGTGTCGCTGAGATACTAGGTGCTCAAGAAAGACAGGGCTTCTTACTGGACTTTGAGAAAGCTTCTAAGATTCAGGCTGAGTTACAGCGTGACATGATTGTTACTGAGAAAAGTATCAAGGAAACATTCAAGCCTAAGATCATCACCACTAAACTGTATCCTAAGTTTAAGAAGGATGGCAGCATTGCCAGGAATGCAGTCACAGAACATGGTGAAGGCACTAGGCTGACTACAGATGAACTAGTAGAGATGAAGAAAACTACTTCAGATTACATTACTAGAACTAAAGTAAAAGAAGTCTTAGTCTCATCTAGGGTACAGCTCATTGAATACTTACAGGACTTTGGATGGAAACCTACTAAGTTTACTGATAAAGGTAGGCCCATGCTTAATGAGAAGGTGTTAGAGACTGTTACTGACATCCCAGAAGCCAAGCTGATTCAACATTACTTTCTCCTAGAGAAGCGCATAGGACAGCTTAACTCTTGGATAGAAGAGGCTGACTGCTCTAGCTTCAGGGTACACAGCCATGTCATACATAATGGTACTGTTACAGGACGCATGACACATAGGAAACCTAATATGGCACAGGTTCCTAGTGTACATAGTCCTTATGGCAGAGCTTTCAGAGCTTGTTGGCGTGTACCTGAGAACTATAAATTGGTGGGCATTGATGCTTCAGGACTTGAGTTACGCATGTTAGCTCACTACATGGGTGATGAGGATTACACAAATGAAATCATATCAGGAGACATACACACAGCTAACCAACACCTTGCAGGACTTGAATCTAGAGATCAGGCAAAAACATTCATCTATGCACTCTTATACGGGGCAGGAGATGAAAAGCTTGGAAGTGTGGCTGGAGGAAACAAAGACACTGGTTCTAGACTTAGAAAATCTTTCTTCGATAATCTCCCTTCATTTGCGAAGCTTAGAAATCGAGTATCAAGAGCAGTTCAAACCAACAACTTCTTGAAAGGACTTGATGGTAGAAAGCTTAATGTGCGTAGCGAACACTCTGCTTTAAATACTTTATTACAGAGTGCAGGTGCTATTGTAATGAAAGAGGCACTAGTGATTCTCAATCATAAATTAAAACCTTATGACACTCACTTTGTTGCTAATGTCCATGATGAATGGCAGATAGAAACTGAGGAGAGTATCGCTCATCAAGTAGGTAAGATGGGAGTGGATGCTATTGCAGAAGCAGGGCAGTCTTTAGCACTACGCTGCCCACTTACTGGTGAATACAACGTAGGTAATAACTGGAGCGAGACACACTAATATGGATAGTCTAATTATAAAAGATATCTACTCTAAACTTGATAAGTTAAATGATGGTGATATTGATTTATCAGATGAGACTATAGAGCAGACAGGAGAAGCTATTAAAGAAGTTATTAAGCAGTGGGCTACTCCTCAACCTTCTTCTAAGTTTACTGTAAGAATGTCTAACATTGGTAAACCTTTACGTCAGCTTTGGTTTGACAGTAAAGAAAGTAGTACAGCTTCTAGGATACCTCCTAAAACATTCATTAAGTTTTTATATGGTCACTTGTTAGAAGAGATTGTATTGATGTTTGTTAGGATGACTGATCATAAAGTTAGTGATGAACAAAAAGAAGTTAGTCTTGATGGGGTTAAAGGACACATCGATTGTAAGATTGATGGTGAAGTAGTTGATATTAAGACTGCTTCTAACTTTGGCTTTAAAAAGTTTGCTGATAATTCATTACATGAGAAAGATTCTTTTGGTTATCTGATGCAGCTTGCTGCTTATGAAACTGCTGAAGACTCCTCCAAAGGGGGATTTATTGCTATTAATAAAGAGACAGGAGAACTAACTTCTTATGAGCCAGGAGAGTTAGTTAAACCTAATGCAAGATATAAGATCGAACAGATCAAACAAGTCTTGCAGCAAGATAATCCCCCTGACCTATGCTACAAACCAGTGCCTGAGGGTAAATCAGGTAACATGAAACTAGATACTAACTGTGTATACTGTCCACATAAGCACACTTGTTGGCAAGATAGTAATGGAGGTGTAGGACTGAGAGTATTTAAATATGCTAATGGTCTGAAGTATTTAACCAGGGTTGCTGTGTTACCTAAAGTAGATGAGGTTGCTTAATGAATGCAAAAACTATGAAAAAGATAAACGCTAAAGTAGAAACTTTCTGTATGGCTTTGTTGAAAGAACAGTTATCAGATACAGAAGCATCTAAAGTTACTAAGAAGTCTGTTGTAAAAGCAGAGTATGCTACTAATAAATCCTATCATTACGCTATTGCGATGTCCTCTAAGGGCATGAAATCTATTCTAAAAAGAATGCTAAAAACTAAAA